CCATTAGCCTCTCCTGTGGGGATTGGTGAAATTAGCGTGCTGGCGCAGGTCGCGCAGTATGCGATCCGCTTGCTCATTGGTCAGGCGTGTGTTGACCATGTGCTTGATGCGCTCCAGCCGGGTGTCTACCGGCGTTTCGCGCCTTCCGTGCTTGCTCGGGTCTTCGTTGCCGACCTCAATGCAGTTGTTTGCCTTGAGGTGGCGTCGGTGTTCCGAGCGGGAGGTAACCATCTTGCCGTCGATCATGCTTTTGTACGGCACGATGTCAGGCATAACGTAGTGATAACGCCCCTTAGCGTCTTTTTTACGCTCTACAAACTCGCCGTCAACGTATACGTAAGTGCGTTTCATTGCTCAAACGGTGGCGTTGGCATCGTCTTGCCCATCTGGGCAATGACCAGTTTGGTTTGTGCGTCAAGGTCAGCGCGGTAACGGTCAGCAGCCTGCTTTTGTTGCAGTTCGGCAGCCTTGAGGCGTGCTTCAAAGTCCATTTTTTGCTGCTCCATCGCCATTTTGGCTTGGTTACGCATCTGCTCCATCTGCATCTCATGCTGCATCTTGGCTTGCGTGAGGGCAGATTCCATCTGCATCTTGCTTTGTTCCAACTGACCCTTTTGCTGCATCTCGGCTTGCTTGCCTTGCTGCTCAGGGTTCTGTTGTTGCATGGCCGCCTGCTGCAATTGCTGCAACGTGGCGTCAATCTGACCCTCAATCGGACGGGCCGCCTTAAACGCCTGCATACCAAAGCGCAGCAGTTCCATCATCATCGGCACCATCTGCGGGCTGGCCTGACCAACCGGCAGGGCTTGGGCAAGGAACCCACCAAACGCCTGCAAGAACTGCATACGGTCTTGCTTGTTCTGGTTTTCGTCCAGCATCACAAGGCTGTCGGCGGCGATATCAACGCGGAAGTTCCGCAGCGGTTTGTCCTTCAGCAACTCCAGCGCCTGCGGGATCAACTGCTGGTCGGCTGGCGTCATCTGCTGCGCGGCAGCGTAGGCAAGGATAGTCTGCGGCTGGTAATGCCGACACATTACCTGCGCCTTCAAGCGGATCAATTCCGACGCAAAGAGGGCGACGTCCTCCTGCATCGACCGCAGTCTCAATCCTGCGTACTGTCCTTTGATTTGCTGCGCGGTCGCGGTTTCGCTGGCGAACGATGTACCACGGATGATGTCCGAGATACCCGTGATTTCGTAGATTTGGGACTTGATGTCTTCCCGGGCGCGGTAGCACTGGATGAGGGCGTTGGCAAGGGTGTCGAGCGGAAGGAGGTCAATGCTGCCTTTAAGGCCGCCCTTCTCGCTAAAAGCCATCCACTTATCAACTGGAATAAGCGCATTGTTGTCGCCCTCGGTCATCAGTCGTTGCAGCGCCGGTTGACTGCTGTCGTATACGCCACGCACGCGCAGCGCCTTCACCAATCCGTCAATGCGATCAGACAGGATGTCCAACTCCATCGCCTGATCTTGGTACAGCAGGAAGTCCGGCACCGGCACAAGCGTGTCGCTGGTCGTCGTCGCGTAGAGCGGCTTCGGGCAGGGGAAGAACCCCTCAACGCCAAGCGGGTCGTCGCGGACGTCGATCATCTGCGGCATACCCTTGCAGAACCAGTAAACCTTTTGGGTTTCCTTGTCCCAGAGTTCACAAATCTTTGCACGGTTGTACGTGCGCTTGGCCTCGTTATAAGCGTTCAGCGGCTCCGGCCCTTGGTCAAGGGGTATCTTGCGGGCCATTTCGTCGCCAAATCGTTCTGCGAGCGCCTCACGGGTCATGTACACCCAACGCCACACGCAGGTGACTTCTTCCCATGTGCGAGCCTGTGAGTGTCCAAAATCGCGCCAATGGATGTAATCCACCGGGGCGCACTCGTATTCGATCTGCTCAAGGTTCGGCGGCGCACCCTCACCCTGTTCGATGGCCGAGGTGATGGACACGCCATCGTCCTCAATGCCAATGGGGGCAACGTGCGGCTCGTACCGCACCCACGCCGTACCGCGACCGCCGAGGAACCGATCCTCAACGTCGTACTTCATCGTCGAGCGGAAGTCGGGGTAATGCTCAATCTCAAAGTCGATGGCGCGTTCCAGCAACTGCGAGGCTACGCGGCCCACGGGGTCGTTATCGCCAAAGCGGCGGCTAATGTCGGCCTTTGGGAGTTTGGCGTAAACGGCAGGGGTCAGCGTCTGGACGTTTGACCACAGAATGTTAAAGCGGGCGGCTTCGTTGCCACCCTGCCCACGGCTGTCGTCCCGGTACCGCTTAACGATCTTCTTGGTACGCGCCTGCCACTTGGCAAACTCGTTGTCATACTGACCGATAATTCGGAGGTACTTTTCCAGTTCCGGTTGCAGTATGCCGTCCATGATTAGGCCGTGAAGAATCCGACAGCCATGACGGTAAGCCCTGCGCCGGTCGTGATCTTCCACGGGCCGGTAGCCGCAGCGGCGTTAATCTCAATGCTGTAGACGCCCACCGGGGTGTTTGCAGCCATCGTCAGGACGGTCGTGCTGCCGTCAATGACGCTTAACGTGCTGGTGCCAGTCGTCGTGACCGTCACCACAATGCGATGGAGGTAGTCACCTACGGCACCTGTGCCACCGAGCACCTGTGCGGTCTGCGAGGCGGCCACTGTTTCATAGGGGTAACGATTCGGGCTGACAATGCTCATATCCTTGCTCTCCTGCTAACGGTACGGTCGTGAACCTGCCACATATCGTTCAGCGTGACTGTGTTCTCTGGCCCCACCATCAGCGGCTTGACCTCTGGCGCTGGGGGCTTGTCAGCGACTTCAGACCATGATACCGCAACCATACGGAAGGCGTCACTAGGGTGTGATGTCCAGTCGTGACGCGGCGATTGCCGGTACGCCTTCTTGTCCTCATCGTATTCGCGTTGGTACTGCCGCAGCGCCTCAATCCCATCACTGCACTTGGTTGCGTCAAACCACACCCGGGGCAGCATCATGCGTACCGCTTGGATGCCCGACTGCACGCCAATGTCAGGAACAACGGCCAGTTTGCTGATGTCGAGTTGCGCCGCCAGTTGCTCCACGATACTGCGCCCGGTCTGTAGGCTCTTGGCCCGGGCGTCGTGAGGTAGGTAGTGCTTGGCGTAGCGGTAGGGCTTCTTCGTCACGACGTCCGCAATGGTATGGATGTCCTCGCCCGATACGGCATAGAAGTCAATCACGCGGATTTCGCCACGAGTGACTTGGTAGAACCATATTGCCGTGTCGTCGCGCCACCCCAAGTCCCATGCGGTGTATACGGGCATACCGGGGTCATACGGCACGTTGGTGATGCGGCCTTGGTCGTTAGCCTCGCGCATTTCCTTTCCAAAAAAAGCGCCGAGAATCGCAGCCTCAAAACTGCACTCGTACTCCTGTAGGTACTGATCCTCGGCCAACTGCGCCCGTGCTGCGGCTAATTCGCCAGCGGGCAACAACCCCGACGATGAAGCGGGGAGGCGCAACAGGAACCATTCGTCTGGTAGGCGTTGTGCGGTGTCGTAGATTTCCCAGAACTGGTTTTTCCCTTTGGGTGTACCCCCAAACACGCACCATCCTTGCTTGTCCGATAGGGACGCTCTCAATACGTTGCCGAATACGCTGGGCTTAAAGTCGCCGTATTCGTCAAGGTACAGCCCCGAGAATCCAAGGCCGCGCATGGCGTCAGCGTTATCAGCACCAAACAGGCGTATCTGACTACCGTTGATGAGGGTAATGGTCAGTTCTTGTTCGTTGATGCTTTGAATGATGGGGTGTGCGCCGTCCTTGAAGTATTGCCATGCCACAGCCTTTGCTTGACTGCGATAGGGGGCAACGTAGCCGAATAGTCCGTAGGGCTGCTGATACATCGCAGCAGCGCGGATCATGTCATTGACGGCGGCAACGGTCTTACCTGCGCGACGGTGCGCTACGAGGCAAGCCCAACGCTTATTACGCTCATGGAAAGGCATAAAGACCTTTCGTGGCGCGTAAGGCAGGATTATTCGGGAGCCATCCATCCGATCTGTACCTTGACCGGGCCGTTGTCCTTGCCTGTTATCTCTTGGCGGGCGAGTTTGGGAACGTGGTACTCCAGCAGGGTGCTGAAAGCGTCGAACGCAGCCTGCGCTCCCTTCTCTGCTGCGATCTCGTCTAGCCACCCTTGAAGTCGGTTTGCGTTGCCGTCCACAAACGCTGCAATGGCTTCTCTGGCCGCCTGCGTGGACTTATTCGGCAAACCCTTGGGCCTACCCGGCCCGCCTTTCTGCCCCTTTTTAAAAGCACCTGAGTTCATTACAAGCCCTTTTCCTTTCGCTCCTTTTTACGCCGCTCTTGTTCCATTAAAGCGGCAGCCAATACTGTTGGGCCAGCCACACCGGCTAACAAGTCAGGGCTAGTAAGTTTTGCGGGGTCAAAGGCTGCAAATTTACTACGTACTTGTGACGGTTCAAAGGGTATTAGCACCTTTTGTATTTCACCGCCGCCTTTCCCGCTGATGTCTTCAATGCCATCAAAACCTTGGGCTTTCAGCGCAGCCGTAATTTTGTCAGGAATACTTGTCCAAACGTGGCTATTTCGTTTTTCTGCAACATCCTTTTCAAGTTCAGCCACCCATTCTTTCGGCGTGTACCGAGACTCTTTTGCCCACGGATCAGCGCCCGGTTTGGTGCGCGACCGATCATTTTGCACTGCTTTTTTCAATGCAGGAATAACCGATTCTTGCAATGTCTTGGCATCTTGCGTGTTGATTGGGTTCGTCATGCGAACCATTCCAGTCATTACGCCTTTTGCACTTGTCCACGGCGCATTTGTTTGGCTGATCTCGTGCGGGTACCCAGCCAATTTATAAATGTCGGCTAGTTTTTCTTCATCGTTGTACAACTGGCCGCTTTCTGCCCATAACTTACGAAGTGCCGTTAATGGGTTGTTGTTGGATTCGCGCTTTAACAAAAAATCAATGTGATCGTCCGACGTTATAGACGAGCCGGGCGTTTCATGTAACTTTAACGCGCCTTCTGCCGTATCAGGGTTTTCATATCCAATGCGCTTGATTCGGTCACGAATGGTTGCTTGGACAGCGGGTGGCAATGTCCAAAATGTATCTTCAACATCTACCAATCTGTTGCCGCGGCCACCCACGTTCCGAGCGGCGGTCTGAAAAAAGTTTTTGTAATCGCCGTCGCTCTCTGCAATCCGCGATGTATCAGCCTTGCTGGTTGCGTAATTACTTGCTAATTGCGGCGAGTTAGTTCCAAAAGGCATTGGGCCAGAAGTTGCGCGTCGTGGATCAAGTCCCGGGTTTTCCAATAACCGATCAAGGCGCTCTGCCCCATGATAAAAAGGTTGGTACCCCATTGCTTGATACCGTTCTTCAGGCGTATTTGATGGGCTTAACCCAAGGCCACCCTCATTAACAGATTTAGCAGCGTTCCGTTGTGCGGTCAATAAGGCTTCAGCCCGCTCTGCTGCAATGTCGGCTTTACGGGCTTTCCCGGCGGCTTTCGCCACGCCACCCACCACAGGAACCGCCGCCAATGTTGCCAACCCCATCCCAACGGGGTCGTTTTCCCGTTTTGCCCGCGTAAAATCTCGGGCGGCTTGCGGGTATTGGAGGGGGGTAAACCCGGCTGCGATGTCTATTGCAACGTCAGCGGCGTCAGAGTCTTGCGGCTGGTCGAGGCTTATCATCCGACGAAAACGCTCTCTTGGGTTAGCGTTACTGCCTAACCATTCCAAAGCGGCTGCAACTTGTTCGCGGCGCATCGGCATTACTTGTTCCTCGCGCTGATGGCTCGTGCCTTGGCCTTTGCGTCCTCCTTGCTGGACGCGCCCCACGCCTTCAGCGCAAGGGCTAGGCGTGTCGGTTCGCCGTCCTTTGCCATCGGCCCCGGCATATTGCCCATGCGGGCGAGAAAAGAGGCTCGGCGGGGATTGTCACCCGACTTGACCGGGGGCTTGAGTGTCCCGCCCGTCTCACGCTTGTACGAGGCACGCCCCTTGGCGTTCAGGCCGCCCTTGGGGTTCTTGCCCTCGCTACGAGTCCACGCGGCTGTCATTTGTTCTCTTTCTTGGCCGTCTTGGCGCTCTCACGGAACGCCTTGGCTGTCGGTGCGCCGGGTTGGCCGGGCTTACGCATACGCTCGCCACTGCCCGCCTTAATGCGCTCTTGTTTGGCAAGAATGTTGGCATACAGACCGGGCTTATTCACTTAAACCGCTCCAATTTGTACAACAGGGCGGCAATTTCGCCCACTACTTCGTCAATGATGTTCTGCAAATCGGTGTCTTTCGGCAGGTCTTTGCGGATGCCCTTGACGAACGTCAGCAGGCTATTGGCGTACTTGGCCGCATCGGTCTGTACCTTAAACCCTTCAGGGTAGTCGGCCAGCGGGATGATCCCGTGATGGCCTTGATAGGCTTCCGCGTACTTGTCAGCCAAGTCCACGATGTTTTCGTAGTAATGCCCGAGTGCCTTGTGGGCGGCATAACTGGCCGTCTGCAGGTGCAGAAAGTGTGTGGCCGTGCTGCTATGCAGTAAAACCCCGACAAATTCTGCTGCGTCTTTATGCGACATAGTACCTCCGCGTGACGAGATTATCACACAGGTGTATCGTTGC